GCCTTTCTGACCTTTCTGACCTTTGTCGCCCTTAACGCTTGCGCCTGTGTCGCCCTTAACGCTTGCACCATTATCGCCTTTGCCACCTGCCTCGCCTTTCTGACCTTTGACACTTGTGCCAGATTCACCTTTTGGACCTGTTCCTCCGCCAGCGCCTTTCTGACCTTTGTCGCCTGTGTCACCCTTAACGCTTGCGCCAGCAGCACCTTTCTGACCTTTGTCGCCCTTAACGCTTGCGCCTGTGTCACCCTTAACGCTTGCGCCAGCAGCACCTTTCTGACCTTTAATGCTTGTTCCATCAACGCCTTTGTCGCCCTTAACGCTTGCACCATCATCGCCTTTTGGACCTTTGTCACCCTTAACGCTTGTTCCATCAACGCCTTTGTCGCCCTTAACGCTTGTTCCATCGATGCCTTTGTCGCCCTTAACGCTTGCGCCATCTTCGCCCTTTTGACCTTTCTGACCCTTTGGACCTTGGAGCGCAGCATTAGTAATAGTAGCTTTCTTTAGGTTAGTTGTATCATCAGCATCAAGAACCAATATAAAGTCACTACCGCTAACAGCTTCAACACCCAATTCAGTTCTATCAGAAATAGTTCTACCATCATCGGTTAGGATTTCGTCATAATTAGAACCGTCTTCAGTTATTTGCCAAATATCGCTTGATTCGTTCCAACGAAGATCGACGTTAGCAGCATTTCCTCTATTTACAGCAATCCCAGCATGCTGACTTGGGACAGTGTCGCTGGCAAGGTCGCTGTTTAATTTTAGTATATTGTCGCCAATATCAATATTTGTTGTATTTACAGTGGTAGTTGTTCCGGAAACTGTAAGGTTTCCAGTAATCACCACATTCTCGCCTACGTTCAGCTGACCTTGTATCGTAGCATCGTTACTTACTTCAAGAGAACCCAGCGTCGCAGAATCCTGGATAGAGATTTTGCCAGGAAGAGAAACACGGTCATAAAAAACAGTGTTTGCGTAAATGCGTAATTTTGTCAATCCACCATTTTCATAATAATCATGTTGTACTTGGCTATTAGCTTCTGCTGAGTGATCAGTACCAATGTCGATAGTAGCGCCATTGGCGGTGATCGGACCGTGAAATACAGAATTCCCTGAAACCTTTATATTCTTATCAACTACTATCTGACCCTTGACAGCAACATCAGAATTAATAGTAGTTGCGCCATCAACCCCAAGAGTGCCTTTAACAGTAGCATTGTTATTGATAGTAGTTGCGCCATCAACNCCAAGAGTACCTTTGACAGTAGCATTATTTTTGATAGTAGTTTCGCCATCAATTGTAGCAGTACCTTTGACAGTGGCGTTGTTATTGATNGTNGTNACNCCGTCAATAGAAGCTGTACCTTTGACAGTAGCATTATTTTTGATAGTAGTTTCGCCATCAATAGAAGCTGTACCTTTAACAGCAACATCAGAATTAATAGTAGTTGCGCCATCAACCCCAAGAGTGCCTTTAACAGTAGCATTGTTATTGATAGTAGTTGCGCCATCAACGCCTAATGTGCTATTAAGTTCGGTGGCGCCATCAATTGTAGCAGTACCTTTGACAGTGGCATTGTTATTGATAGTAGTTTCGCCATCAATTGTAGCAGTACCTTTGACAGTGGCGGTGTTATTGATAGTAGTTGCGCCATCAACGCCTAATGTGCTATTAAGTTCGGTGGCGCCATCAATTGTAGCAGTACCTTTGACAGTAGCGTTGTTATTAATGGTAGTTGCGCCATCAATAGAAGCTGTACCTTTAACGGTAGTGTTGCCAGAAACCGTAAAGTGATCCTTGACCTCAGTATTCGCATCAATTGTAGCAGTTCCTTTGACAGCAAGGTTATTGTCTACTGTAGTTGCGCCTTTAATGCCAAGAGTGTTATTTAGAGTAGTTGCGCCTTTGACGTTTAATGTGCTATTAATTTCAGATGCACCATCAATCCTCGCAGTACCTTTAATAGTGGTGTTATTGTTTATCGTAGTTACACCGTCAATAGAAGCTGTACCTTTGACAGTGGCGGTGTTATTGATAGTAGTTGCGCCATCAACTCCAAGAGTACCTTTGACAGTAGCATTATTTTTGATAGTAGTTTCGCCATCAATTGTAGCAGTACCTTTGACAGTGGCGTTGTTATTGATGGTTGTCACTCCATCAACGGTGAGGGTTCCATCAACCTTTCCAGTGCCTTTAACAGTAGCATTGTTATTGATGGTTGTCACTCCATCAACGGTGAGGGTTCCATCAACCTTTCCAGTGCCTTTAACAGTAGCATTGTTATTGATGGTTGTCACTCCATCAACATCAAGAGTGCTATTTAATGTAGTTGCACCATCAACATCTAATGCGCCTTCAAAATTCGCATTACCGTTTGAGTCCACAGTTGCTACAATATTATTTCCGCTATCAGCTATAATAAATTGAGACTCTCCGCCAACATCGGTCAATAATAATCTTAAATCTGACTTGCCAACTTCTGCAGATGCAGCTAGGAAGAATTCTATCTTATCCCCCTCACCACCAGCAAACCTTAGATGGGGGGAATTTTTATTATCTTGGAATGTGGTATTGGCTCCAGATAATATGATATGGGCTGAATTAGTTGATAAGTCAGTAATATCTCTCAGGGTTAGGAATTTAAATTGAGGATTATCATCAGATGTAGCTAATCTTAAGAATTTACCTTTTGACCCGCCACCAATTATAACACGACTGATATCGCCAAGATTCACACGGTCAGTACCTGCAGTATCAAAAATAACATTACCAGTAAATGTGGTATTTGCGTTTACTAAGAGAGTCTCAGTATCTATCGTTGTATTAGAAGCAATAGTCAGTGTTTGCCCAGGAACTTCTCCTGAAGATGTATTTCCAGCCTTTAAAGTATTTGTTCTAAATTCATTGGCAGATAATGTCCCTACAATATGACCATTACCAACAGTAAATGCTTTCCTATTAGCAGAACCGTCACGGGATACTGTAACGACATTATTACTGATAACAGTTGCTATGAAGTTAGTATTCAATCTCCAGCTATTAAAACTATTATTGAGTTCTGTATTTGAAACATTAATTGACATTTGAAATCTCTATAATTGGTTGACTTTTACTTATTTATTAATGTTGTTAACATGCTTTTTATACTATCAATATCTTTTTTTATGCTGTCAACTTCTTCTTTTAGATTTTTATGAGAATCTGCTCTACTTTTTGCAGCATTATATCTGCGAAGAGCAGATTCATCATTAATATATATGGAACCAGTTTCCATATCTTTCGTTAGTTCTGGGTTATCTACTATTCCAATTTTCATATTATGTAATTGACAAAGGCACTTTATGACTAGTTATAACCAAAGAAGATATTTCAGGAGAATGTGCCGTTCCCCTAACATCAGGTCTAGTGAAGACCACTTTTAATTGATATTCATCAACGCCATGGTGAACCGAGCCATCCCCTGATCGGTAAGATATAACGCCATTATTGCTTGAGTTTTCTCGCAATACATTGTCAGAAAGCCCCAAGAAATTTTCACCATCAGTATTTGCCGCAACTCTAAAGCTCAATTTAACTTTATCTTGCCTATCACCAAGAGTCGATCTAGGATATGGTGCTGCTTTGTATTGGACCATTTCCGTATATTTCTTATCAGTAATCACCTCTGGGTCGTTATCGTTTTTAGCCCTAACGAATATTTTTATTTCACTTTCTTGAGGGAAATATGCACTAGTAACAATATTCAATCTTTCTGATGGGTCCACAGATCTGCCGTCATTAGTTCTAATTGGTTGACTAATATACCTAGCAGTTGCGTCTCCAGCTGGGAACGTCTCATTGGCGGAGTTGCTACTTATTCTCTCTCTCATTGCCGAAACCGTAACGTGGTCTATATCTACAATTGCACTAGAATTCTCATTTATCGTGGTCATAACACCTCTAACCAAAAGGGTTGAGCTATTTTTATTCGAGCGACTATAGATTCTCTTCGACTCTTTGTCAAACTCAACTGACCCTGATGATGTGAGCTGCATCCAAGTAGGATCAGTTACCCCAGAGTTATTGGTTGACTTTAAGTACCATTTTAAATCGCTTGAACTGACCATATTTGATGGAACATTAACCTCCACCGAATCTATAGAAGGATTTAGTACAGAATCAACTTTAGATACCGCCCCATAACTTTGCCCACGAATATATTCACCAGCCCTAAACCCTAGAGTAGGTGTTCCAGTAGAATCCGTCAAGCGTATTCTTCCGAAATCTGTATTAACGTGATTAATGATACCAGTAACAGTATTTGAAGTGAATGAGTTGGTGATGCCAATTTTAGCATAGCCATTTCCATTAGAAGGAAATGCGGAACTATATAAATTAGCTGTAGAAGCGAATGTTCCAACTGCATCAAGTTTTACTGTAAGTATATCGTTAGTTGTGTCATCATTAATTATTGACCGTATAGTTCCATGTCCATATCCAGAGTCTCCAGGCTCAGCGCCATTTCTAGCGTTATGCGTTTGTACAACACTACCCAATGCTGGTGCGCTTAATGAAGTATAATCAATATTCAAAAGCGACTCGCCTCTAACGACCTCATCTAATTGGAACCCTTGATCACCAGTAATCACAGTTGGAGAAATATCACTTATATTTAAGAATTCTAGCTTCTCATTATCCAGTTGGAATTCAGAAACAGTTTGCTTATCAAATGTCATGTATTGAACAACCATCTTCAATCTTTCATTTTTCAACTCTGCCCATTGATCGCCTGACGCAGAACCAAACAGCGCAGTGCTGTTTGGGGGGAAAAATGCTTTCTTATTACTAATGCTATCTGATTTATTTTTCTGAGCCGTCCAAAGCTCAAAATCATATTTCTTCTCAGTTGGCAATACTGTAACTGAATATTTCCTACCATTCTTAAGAAAGACTGGGTCTTCTAATTTGAATTTTGTTTCCGTTTCGGATGTTGTAGAAGTTGTTATATCTGCAGCGTTTATTATTTGACTCTGCCCCAATACCGTATCAGTCGGTTTGCCGTTTTGACCAACAGCCCTAATTTGTAAAAGTATAGAAGATGCTGAATCTGCTGGCTTCTTCTTAAAGTATAGAAGGATATCTTTAACATATACCCCATCCTGATCCCCAATCTCAGCAACGAAAGTTTGAGATAAGAAGTCAGGAACTTCTTCCAGCACATCCTTATTAGTTAAAATAGTTTTAGAACCGTCAGCCCTTAATTCGGAAAGAGATATTCCAGATGTCTGTTTGACATCAGTAGAGTCAAATCCACCAGAATTTGAAGGAGCATAGTAATACTGCCCGCACCTTGTTGTCGAGCCAATCTTACCAGAACTAATAGCGCCACTACTACTAGGAGGCGCAACATCACTCACTTCGAGTAAATGCTTAAACCCTTTAAATTTCATATCATTATCGTTTGGTATCTTGAAGAAGAATACCAAGTGGCCATTCGCATCAGTGACCAAATTTGTGCCAAATTTATCGTTGCTTTGCATCCTTACATACTTTTCTATGTTTCTTCCATCGAATCTAGCCCAAACCCGTGTATTGGGTTTCAAGCCAGTGCACGTTGCCTTTCTTTCATTATGTGCTTTTATCGTGTAGTCATTAGTTCCACTTTTATATCCAGATACATCTGAAAATTCAGCAAGACCTGTGTAATCTATCCCAGCCTTTCTATATTTTTCTTTAAGAGAAGCAGCGGTTGAAGCAGATTGATTGTTGTTTGGCATTTATCTTTTCCTGTATTTAATTTTTTATTAGAAGCCTATACCGCCACCGAAGCTCATCCATCCGCCACCGAAGCTCCATCCTGACCAGTTAAATCCATATCCGCCACCACCAGACGCAGACGTAGAACTAGAACTTGCGGCTGGCGCTGCAGCTACTACTGATATCGGCTCAGCTATCTGTTGTACCGCACAGACAGGATGGGCAAGATGCATTTGACCATTCCACGTTTTAGCTGGGGTCTCCGTCTTAACAGATACAGTTCTAGAACCTGTAGCAAAAACCTGACTAACCAGTTCGCCATATCCGCTGGGAACCATTGTTACTTTGTTATTACCAACCCGCATGCCAGAATTAGTTTTTAGTTCTAACTCAATATCTTGCAGAGTTGGTATCGCCCTCATAGGATTTCTTACGAACGACAAGTCGCTACTTCTTAATGTATTACTTGCGTCTTGCGCTGGTCGAGGGTCTAATGTTATAGAATTTTTTGGCGGTTCGGCTGAATCTATTGGGTCGTCTGGTCTCAAAACGCTAGTTTTAAGGGCATCAATTTCAAATTTATTCAATGAAATTAAATTAGCATTTTCTTCTACAGTGCTTTCCAATTGACGAAGGTCAGCCATGGTAAACCTTCTGTTATCCCTTGGATTGACCAGAACTTCATAAGAAGGTCTTTCATAGAAAGTCGCAGCCTCAGGGGAAAGTGATGGATATGGAGGAATATAGATACCAGCCAAAGTCATAGAATTATCATCTTGCATAGGTAGAGACGGGGTTTCAGAAGAAGCACCCTTCTTAACAACTATGCCTCCATTTTGCCGTATCGATACTATATCCATCCTAGGGAGATATCTTTGAATATCAGCTTGGAAGTTCTTATCTGGTGTTGGCAAATGAGCGCCCGCAGCAAGCACGTTAAAGTTTGCAGTTAATCCTGGATTAGTCGGAGCAGCTGCAACTGTACCAGTCGTACTAGGCGTCGCTGTTGTATTCTTAATCGGTCTAAAATCAACACTATCCCGTAGATCGAATACCCTACCATTAGAAGCGGTGTATCTTTGTATTTCTGCGGTTGCTATTTTGTCTGCTGCGTCAGGGTTTGAATCGTCAATAGGGTATGAATCTACAGTTAAAAACCCGATACCAGCAGTTCTATCTCTGTCGAAGTAGTTAAATTTAACCAACAGACCTTTATTGGTAAGGTCTAACTTGCTAGTCGGGTTCTTAACTAATCTAGCTATATCATACATCGAGTCTCTTTGGCCATCATCTATTCTGAAGTCTGTAGTAACTAATGCATCTGCGGTAGTAACGCCAGTATTAGATCCCATATACACAGCTTTAATTTCTGCGCCATCAGGAACTCCCAATGACCAAGGTCCAGCTTTCGATTCTGAATGGCTTCCTGTATTAATATGCACATACCTGTCTTTTCGTACAACCTTCTTATCAGGCTGGCACTGCGATCGAAGAACGTCAAAGTATACCGAAGCATTAAACCCTCCAGTAAGACTACCTTCATTAAGTTGTATCTGGTGCTGTGAAGAAGTTGATACGAACGTCAAATCTGTAGAATTAAATATGTAACCAGCTGGCATAAATTTAGCATGGGCTAATCCGCCAGTGTAAGAGTTAGAATTCGCAACAGTCATAGAAGTAGCACTAGCAATCGCAGTAATCAGTTGAGGATTATTAGATCCAACAATTATATAATCGCCAACACTATACTCAGTTGTAAATGCAGTAGTGTTTCCACCATGCTGCGTAACTGTCGTTCCAGTTTGAGCAACTAAACCTGTCTTATTATTTGTAGTTACATCTTGTTGAGCCACAACAATAAGATTCACCGCATCTGTCGAACTAAGGTTGGGAGAGTTTCCTGTGTCATCATTGCCTTGAGTAGTACCAGCATGCGCTGTATTTGCTGTAATAGTCGCATCGCCACTATTATTGAATTGTCCAGTCGTTTCTGTTCTAAATACATATTGAGTTTGGACCGATCCTGATCCATCTTGTAGTGTTTTAACACCATTGTTTTGAAGAGGGAAAATCAATGACGTCAAACTTGTATCTTGAAGTTTTGATACACCACCTTCTTGAATAATATCAGCTCTAGACTTCTTGTTGTTTGGGTTTTGTTGAATAACTGACTTAACTTGGGAAAACGTCTTACCATCATTCATATCAATATTGAACAAATACAACCTGAACTTTCCGGCAGGTGAGCCTGATCTTCCGGAATGGTACTGGAATCCTCTAATATTAGCAGTACCAATTTTACTACCAACAAGCCCAGCGGAATTAGAAAATCTATTCTCCGTAACTGCTTGTTGGATTCCATCGTACAATTCAATTTCACGAATACCTTGGAAGTCCCAAGTTCCAGCGACCTCATCACAAATAACGTAATTGCCAAATGCTTGCCCAACAACAACATCATTTTTTATATCAACATCTTTAGCTTTGTCAATGTCTACCCGAACTAAATCTGTAAGTTCTGTTCGATATCCTCTGATATAACCGACAGAAGGTTCAACTTCAACCACCAACTTGTCTCTGTCACCAGACTGAGATGTACTATACACACCATTATTATTGTCTGTTCTTAAATGTTCTTCTACTCGAACAACGAAAGGTTTTAGCGCATAGTCGCCAGATTCTTCATAGGTTCTTTTGGCCATTTCGTCATCTAAATCGCCATAACCAGTAGTCTTGACCCTTATCACCCTGCCATTCTGAACATCCATCACAGGGAAGAACCCAGATGTGTTAGCATCTGATAATGATCTAGATCTTATTTTTGTTGTTATCTTTAGTCTTGATGCCCCAGGAGCTGTAAAGTTAGTAGCTCCTGATGCGTTATCCAAAAGCGAAGAATCTTGGTTAGAATCTACAATTGCCTCAACAGTTTCAAATCCAACTCGTATGGTTGGAGATGTTGTATATTTACTCACCGCACCACTTTGCCGTTCAGACTTAATAAAGTGACCTTTATGATATACAACACCGTCAGTAGAACTAGCGCCAAGACCAAGACCAGTGGCGCTGGTAGATATTGTATTTGCTGCAGCGATAAACTGATTACCAACAGCTTGTCTGAATATTAAAACTTCATTATCCGCAAAGGCTTTAGTTGTATTGTTAGTTCCAGAATCTAAGTATGAAACGAATGCTGTTAAGTAATCTGGGGCATTACCTTCAGAACCATCCACTATATCTAAAACTCTAGCATTGATTCCAGTAGTTTGACCCTCAATGACGCAGTTCGCAACTTTTCCATCATTGAAAAATTGACTCAGTGATAATATAGTATTGTTGGCATTTTTGTCTCTAAGTTTGACGTAATTCCATTTCTGCAATTCAATATCACAACCATTTAGGATGGTTCCGTTATCTAGAATCTCATCGCCAAACCTCTCCACTTGATTTTGAAGAATCGATTGTAATTGAGTCAACTCCCTAGCCTGTACAGCATATCCAGGTCTAAACAACACTCGATGGAAGTTTTTATCTTCGTTAAAGTCGTCGAAGAAAGGACTTTGATTTAGGTTGGTTTCAATTGATGCCATTTATATTACCTTTAGAAATCTAATATGATTTTAATATCTTCTGTTTGGTCAGGAGTTCTAGAAACAGGCTGAATACTCTCAGTATAGATAACTTCCCCTGAACACGTATTTGCTTCTGGACCCTTTATGAACTCTATTGTCCCCAAAGCTGTGTCGTTACCCTTTTCTAAAACTACGTCATCTTTTGTGAACGGTATATGTGGACCATAACTGTTTACATTATTTAGGTACATTGTAAAGAACGATGTATCCGATTGCGTTTCATCATCTCTAATATAGACAATCTCAGCATTCGCTCCTTGTAGGGCATTTGTCATTGACAGACCCTTTCTTTGCTCCAAACCAAGTTCCGTAACAAACTCCAAAGTTCCAAGTTCCGCTGCTAACCTGTTCCTTTCGTTTGTTATGATATCCTTAGCGACTAGCCTCTGTTCAATAGGAAGCTCACTAATATATGATATCGTCGCCCTTGTGGTTAATCTCAGATTATTCGGGCTGTTAGAAGTATTCGCAACGCTTTCGACTGCCCGATGCTCGTTATTAGAATTGACCTTGAGTGTAGGATCTTTTAGTATGCTTATTGTCCTAAAAGAAGTATTCGAAGGGATATATCCATTGCCATTGGCAGATATACCCTCATCAGCATTAAATTTTACATTTAAGCAAAGTTTATCAGCGCCCAACTCTCTAACTGGGTCTTTACCATGACCACCCATAGGGGATAAAATTGCATTTGCCGTTGCGCCAGAACCATGCACGCTGTTAGCAGTAATCTTAATATCTGCTTTAGTATAACCAGAACCAACATTAATGATTGTCACATCATCAACTGAACCAGTGGTTTCGTTCAGCTTAGAATACGCCTGCGCCCCACTACCGTCTCCAATTATAGTAACTGATGGTGATATATTGAAAATTGAGTCAGTAGTTGGTGGTGTTGTGAATGCTGCATTCACTGTCAGTGTTCTTGTTGGACCAACATACTTATCAATTCTTCTAAGCTGACCCAAACCTGGACCTTGAGAAATATACACACTAGAACCATTATAAAACCCCTCTACCGCAGAGACGCCAGATCCTGAGATTTGTAAAGTCTGGGAACCTCCAACTAGAACATTACCACCTATTACTTGAGAATACCCTGAACCCGCTGAGTTGGTTTCAATAATCTCAATGGCGCCATTAACAGCTGCGTTCTGAACAGCAGCTTGTCTAGTTTGTTCAGGGGATGCGTCTGGGTTAGTAATGGTCTTGACTGGAATATGAGAAGCTGTTAAAAACTTTTCGGCTTCACCTAAAGAAATGGTGTATAGGTACTTCCAAACATACCCATCAGAAGTGGTAAATGGTAATGTGGAATATCCTGTTGGCCTGACAGTAGAAGCTGCCGCAGAATTGTTGGATAGGCACTTATACACATTATACTCATCAGTCATTACATAAAATCTTTTAGAATACATCGCATCTACTGATGATTTGTACATATCATAAATATTTCCGGACTGCCAATCATACCTAGTCGTAACATGAGAAACGCTACCAGTGTCCACTCGTTTCGCACCGATAAAATCTTTTTGTACATTATAATGTATATTTGCATCAGAACTACTCACTTCTTCTGGAAGTGGTTCTGTGGACCAATTTGAACTCTTTCCTATAGCTGCATATATAATATATGAATTTTTGGTGCTTCTTCCATCTGATGCGCTCATAGCTTTGAGAAACGCTCTTGCGCTTCTCACTGAAAGGTCTTTGGTTCCGAAACTATACGTTGCCATTAAGTTATTGTCCCATTATTGTAGTAATATTCAACACCTGATACTGCAGTGGATTCCCAATGAGTGTGTAAATTTGCTAAGGTATTGCTTGTTATTATATTTAGTTTAACTTTCGCATACTCATCAGAAGATATTTTAATAATTATCTCATCACCGCTGTTGAAATTCATGAATTGCGTACCGCTTCCGACCAATCTACTTTTGGCTAGACCGCCACCAGTGCCTGGAACAATCTCAGTAGAAGGCATTAAGGATACAGTTCCAGCGCCTTTTAATGTTTTAGTATTGAATTTATCAGTA